CGTTGCATCATTTCGTTACGATCTCCGCCATAAAACCAAGAACCCTACAGGGCAATGGAACAGCCTGTGTGATGGCTGGTGTCTGCACGTTGCCGTACCCCAGCAAGAAGAACTCATGAACCCCGGTCTGCGCTCCAGGGTCGTCGCTTAGATCATCCGTGACATCACGCACGATCAGCACCTCATCCTCGACCTGCACGGAATAGGTGCTATCAAGGATCAGGGTCATGCGGGGTATGCGCTTTATCATGCCCACGGTGACGCCCTCGGAAAGCTGGTTCTCGATAGGCAGGGGCGTCAGTTCGTTCTCTGCCTTGATACCGACAGTCACCTCTGTAACCTCTGAATCGAGGGTCAGATTGCCGGAACCGTCTATGGCGTATTCACCAAGATAGAGCTGATCTGAAACTGCATGAACTGTCTTGCCCTGATAGATCGTGAACCCGGTCCATGATGTTGTCGCGCTCCCGGTCTTGGTCACTGTGCAATCGAGGGCCACAGTGTCACTGGTATAGAACTTCTCAAGTGTGTAGACCGTACCGGCGGCAAGAACGCGCTGGCAAACCCAGAACAACTCCTCGTTAACGGCTGCCATCGATACGATAGTGTCCGCATCGGTCAGTCCCGTCGTATGCCATTCCGTCCAGCCCGCGATCTTCTCGGCGCGGATCGACATGAAGGATGCTGCAGTGCCGTCATTGTTGACCACGAAGGCATACTGCTCCGGCTGTGCTGTCGAACCATAAAGCACGGCTGTATCTATTGGGGTCTTGATCAGGTGCGATGACAACACGGAAACATTGTTGGCGGAATAAAGATCCTGAAGATCACCGAACATGAACTCCCGGATGGCCTTGCCGTTGCGTTGCGCGAATAGCGTTGCACCATCGAACATGATGGGGCGGGCATGGCCGGCGCCGTAAGGGGTCTGCCGCTTGACGTTGAAGGTCAGGGGCGTCAGTAGATCATCTGCATTGGGTGATGCGTACAGTTCCGATCCGTCCGTCAGGATCTGCAAATGCGTACCGGCTATCAAATGCCTGATATGGTTGATCTCGTTCATGGCCAGGATGTACTGAATGGACTGATCGTCCAGGGCATCGCCAACTTCAAAGCGGTAATAGGCTTGCTTGTTGGATGAGAAGATGCCGTCAGGGAGATTGGTCGAACCGCCGAACCACAACCTGTTGTCATAAAAACAGACAGCTGAAGGCCAGCCATTAACATCGGAGAAGACTTGGTCGTCCCATTCGACGGTAGCCGCATGACCCGTCGAGGTCACATTGGGTCCACCTTCATCGATAGATTCAGTTGCCGAAGCCCCGGCGGAAAACGTGTAATGGTGATCGTCAACCACGGTAATTGTACGCGCACCATCGAGGTTGGCTGCCGAGATGCCACCCGTTTCGTTCGAACCCGCAAGCGTAACGGACACGCCATTGGTCAGGCCATGGTTGGCGTGGGTAACTTCAACCGTGCTTGAGCCATTCGATGTCCGGTATGGGTCCGGGTCAAGTGCTGTCTTCAAGGTGCCCTGTACGGTGGCGGTCACTCTGAGGTTGTCGATGTAAGCTGTTACTGATAGCTCAATACCCTGATACCGGATGATGGTGCCGACATGATCGGAGGTAAAGTAGGCAGCGGAGGCGGTAACGGTGACGGAGCCGGTTGTGCCGGAGGGGTCAATCGTCACGCTATCGCCAGCGAACTTGTAATATGGCTGGTACGTCTGATCGCCATCAATCGATGTTTCAAAGGCGAAGTCGGCTAGAGCAAACGTATCCGCAGCGGTGCGGGTCAGAACCTGTGTGGCAAAATTCTCATGGCAGATCATCATGGTGTCTGCCGATTGAGCATAGGTCATCTGGAACAGTTCCGTATCAGTCCAGGGGGCCGAGCCAACGGTGTCCAACAGGGTCATATCCGTGTCATAGATCTTGACGCCACCGGAATAGAACCCCAGCAAATACTCCTCCGTCTCTGAGAATACGAAAGGCTCAATGCGAGTTTTATCTGACAGCGTCTGGCCGTACACGGTACCGGGGCGGACCATGACGGCCCCTTGGTTTAACAGGGAATAATTACGGCACCGCTTGGCACCCTGGGCATAAGCGCCGACATCGAAACGGGCGAGCATCAAAGGGTCTATCTCACCCCGCCCGAATGTAGAATGAAGTATCCGCGACTTTGTTGTCATAAGCCGCCGCCACGCCGTGCGCTGAGAAAGCGGCTGACCGGAGCGCGGCGAGCCGGCTGTTGCTGGGCATCGATGGACTTGGCGCGGGCATACTTGACTTCAGCCTGCTGAGCCAGCGCCGTTGCCATATCGTCATCACGGGCGATGGCCGTGGCAAAGGTAGAGGCCAGGTCGAAGATTATGGCGATACGAAAGGTCGCAGGCCAACTCCCTTCACTGGAACGATACAGATAGTCAGCAACCACAACATCATTTTCAGAGGCATCGCAGTAGATCATATCCTCATAGCGGTCATAGCTAAGCAGGATATCCGATACGGTTATGGCGTTTAATTGCAGAATGGCGGGGTCCGTGGGCAGCTGATAAGCTGCGTCCCAACGCGCCTCCGGTACTGCCGACAGCCTCGATAGCTGTGACTGTCCCGTTGAAAACCGCCAACGGTGCATACCCAAAGCGGATTCAACGATATCTTCATAGACCGCATTGGCAACAACCTGCTCCGTCATCGAACCGGAGAAGGAACTGATGGGCTTCGCCCCGATCATAATCAAGGCAGAAGCAGCAATATCAACGTCTGTTTTGGCCATGATTTAACGAAAAGACCGGCCCAGGGGGATGCGCCCAGGCCGGTCAATTCTCTCCTTGCCAGCCCGTCTAAGCGAGCGCGGCGGTTGTTACCGTAGTCGCTCCGGTGGCAGACGAAACCAGGATAACATCCATGGCTGCGGTACCGCCCGTGGCGCTAACAACATGAATAACGTCGAACTGCTGGAATTGCAGATAGGCGTCATCGAAATAACCAGAGGCAACAATCGTACCAATGGCAGCAGTGTCTTCGTAATGCCAAGTGCGGTGTGCAACCTTGGACAGATTTGCGACAGAAAAAGCCATGATATTTTTTCCTCTTAGCTTTCGTCAACGTGGACTTCATACAACCCAGTATGGTCAATCACGACCGCGCCCTGGCTCATCATGGAGTTGATGAAGAAGGACACCTTCTCTGGGATGTAATTGATTTCGGTCTTAACATCAGCGCCCGAGGCGTGACCGATGGCAGATTTGTGCCAAGCGTAGGTGTCACGATCCGCAGTAGCCAGCGGTAAGCCGGAGAAACCAAAGAACATGAAGCCCATGAACCGCTTGGCAGTCATCCCACCCGCATAGGGCAGCTCACCAGCACCGACGTAATCGGCATTGGCAAAAGGATCGAGGCTTAAAAGATCGATCCATGCGTTGGGGCTAACGGCCCAATAACGATCGCCGTCATCGGGGACGTCATTGTTACCAAAGGATTCGAAGACCGTATTGATCTTGGCTTGAGTAAGACCAGCAGAGCCATGCGCCGTGGTGTTGGTCGCGCCGGCCATTACATCGGTGATCAACTCGTCGGTCTTGCGACCCAGAGCATAAGCACCGTTGTTTGCCAGAGTGCCACGCTCGTCGATGTTGATCTTATACTCATCGAGCGTGTCCACATAATCGGGAGCATACCAATCACCTAACGTGCAGGTGACATTGGAATGGGTCACGTTCATGGGGGGAGCTTCGGCATGACGGGCCTTCTGGACCGCATTACCTGCACTCATGATCTGGAACGTGGTGTCCAGGCCATTAATGTTGTTCTTCTGGCGAACAAGATTACGGAGTTTCGAGCCCATGCGCTGGTAAGCAACATGAACTTCGGATTCAAATTGAGATATAAAAGCGTCTGATACGTCTTGCGACATGGGTTTGCCTTTCAGCTTGGGTGAACCATTTTATCGGTTTACCTCTGCCAATTAACGAACCAGATATACCCCTGTGGGGGTCTGTCGCTCCTCGTGAGGGCCGCGTTGCAAATAGGCTTAACTCATTCATTATCAACACGTCTACGCACAAAGGTCAGATATGGTGTTCCACCGAACTCCGTAGGCCACCCAAGGGTAAACCCGAAGTGCCGTATCATGCGTTGAGATTGGCGGTTTTCTGCGGGAACATAGTTATACAGGGTGTCAAAAGAACATTGTTTCATGTTCATTTTTATAAGCCTTGACACCACAAAAGGCTCTGCTCCCATGTCCTTTGAAGACAGTACCCAGGGACATGCGGTTGCCTCATCGACGGGGTAATAACCACCCATGGCCTCGATACGGCCATCAACGAAAATAGCGTAAGTCAAGTCAGGGCAAAGCCTGATCGGAGCAACGAGAGCCGCCACAGGCGTTAGCCCGCGACACCGGAGATCGAAGAGATCGCTATCAATAAGACGCGGCGCGAGACCCCGAGCCTCAGCCTTCGATGGCTGACGCATCACGGTTCTCGTCATTGAAATGCGCTGTTTACCCTGGCAACCCAGTCAGGATCGCGGCGTGCTGAATCCCAGTATTTAGGATCGGCCATCATTTCCTTGGCAGTTTCGATGCTGATCTTGTCATCCATCATGTGCTCGCCCTCGCCCTCAGCGGACGGTGACGTTCCCTTGGCTGCCTCCATCACCCGCTCAAGAGCCCGGACCCCGGCAGCGGTCGATCCCAATGCCTGGATTTCAGCCAATTCCATATCGTCTTTGAAGAACCGCGAGGACCACATCTCGACTGCATCGGTACGCGCGCGAGCGTTATCTCCCAGCGCAGCCATCTCCGTGGTCGGATCAGGCAAATCAGCAGAAATATAATCAACGTAGGCATCCATACCCTGCTTGAACTGCTCCTGATTCAGGCCCTGATTATAGGCGAAATCACGCCACCATGTAGCCAGCGAACCCGCATCGACCACATCCTTGTCAAAGACATCGGGCAATTCACCAATGTCGTATTCCGTCGAAGACTCCGGGCGCTCGGACAAACGTGCGGCTTCCACCTCTTCGTTCATCTCCAGCTTCAGAGCAGCGCGGGCCGCGTCATCAATATCCTGCTTGCGGTCTTCCGCCAGCTGCGTGATACGGCCAGACACTTCCTTCTCTACCTTGGCATAGGACTTTGCCATGTCTTCAAGACGGACTTCGCCCGTGTCCTTGTTCCAGAACTTCTCTGGCAGAAAATCAGGCCGCTCGGCAATACTGGGCGCCGCGTCTTCCGTTACGCTGGGCTCTGCCGCCTCTGTCGTTTCGGTTGTTTCACTTGCTTCGTCTGCCACGTCGCACTTCCTTTCCGGCTTCTCTACGGCGTTCAATGATGGCAACCAGATAGCGCATCCCTTCGAGATGGCGCAGATGGCTGTCGGCTATGTCGGGACCGGCAACACTCTCGATTGTGATCTGACGGAGATACTTCATAAGCTTGTCGCCAGAAGGGCCGCGTAATGCAACGGCGACAATCTCATTCAGATCGTCTTCTCCTTGCTGGCTGCGGACCAGCCCGTCAGGACCAGCCCCGGCCTTACTGCGGTTGGGGTTGGCCTTGCTGGACACCGCCTCGTGCCTCCATCAGTTCCAGTTGCTCGGCTTGTTGTTGAGCCTGGATCTGCTGGACCTCTGCCGGCGTTCGCACGATCTGTTCCGGCACGTTAAACTTGTCGGCCAGATACTCAGTTGCTTCCGCTTGCTTGACAGTTTGGTTCAGGGTTTCCGGCCCGAACGTCGTCCCCACCGCTTCCATGAAGCGAAGGGTATTTGAAATGTCCTGTTGCGCCTGGGCCTGAGCCAGCGGAGAAACAGAACGAATGGAAACCTCACGGTTGTTTACCGTGGGTAATTCGATACGGCCCAACTGCTTGAGAATCCAGATCACGCGCTTAATCACCGGATCGACAAGCTCAGCCTGTAGCCGTCCGAAAGCTGAGCCCATGCGGCGGGACAGGTCGGCCTGACGTTCAGCCACTTCTGTTGCCGACATGGGTGTTGATTGGTTCGGGTTGCCCAGCATGTCATTGTACAGGGCTCGCTTGATGTTCGCGCGCATGTCCGCCAGGACCAGATTAGCGACGTTGAAGTCGCCACCCGGCGATAGCGGTTGCAGTCCGTTGGAGCCCGCGGCCTTGGGGATGATGGTTCCCGGTACGAGCTGGATGGTATCGACATTGACGACACCGTCATCGTCGGCTTGCCAAAGGCCTGCAACGGATAATTCAGCGTTCTCCAATATCAGCTGCACGGTCAGGTTACAGGTCTTGATCGCAGGCAATGATTGAATGAGCGGGCCTCTGCCCCAGACCTCACCGGCGGCCTTGGCCCAGCGGAATATCAAGAATGGGTTGGAGCCAACGCCTTCGAAGACGTCTTCATGGATGATGCACTTCTCGTTGACGAGGATAACCTTGTGCAGGAACACATCTTCGTTGAGCCTCGTTATATCCCTGTAGGTGCAGAGCATCACATTGAATGTGGATTCACTGTCCTTCGCACCCTTTTCAATTATCTCAATGGGGATATTGGCTTCCGGCCACAGGGTCAGGATGTCTTCAAGGCGGAGCTTGCGGGGACGGAATAGCCAATCGACCGCACCAGTCGGGCCTTCATCGATGTAAAGCTCCGGCATCGAGATGGCCTGGAAGCGGACGGGATTAACGGCATCGCCCATTTCAGCGATAAGAGCGCCCGTACCTACGGCCAGGTCAAGGAAGGCCTCATGAATTTCCTGAGCAAAATTAGAGGACTGCAATACCTCGAAGACGTACTGAGTGATGTCATCGAGGTCTTTCTCCATCGCTGGCCGTTCCTCGGGCATAACATCGGAACCGGGCTTTAGCTCTGACCAGCGAGAGTAGTTCGGGACAAGACCGTCCTGCAGACGGGAGGCGAACTCCTGCACGCCGACAACGGCGGTTTCATCAAAGATGTTATCGGTGGTTTGAGTGCCGGGGGTCTGGGAATAGAAGCCGATCCTGGCTGGCAGGGCGTAGTCGTAGCACTCCTGAAACAGCGAGGTCCAGTTGTCCTTCAGCTTCTTGGCACGGCGGAAACGGCGCAGAAGCTGACCGCAGGGGCCATCATTATCAGTGGTCGGCATGGGGGCATCCATCATGATGCCAGGAAGTTGCCGCCACTGGTATCGTCAATGAAACCGCGTCCGCCCTTGGAGCCTGTGATTAATGAGCGGCGCCCACGCTTAGAACGAGTATCTGCGACTTTGGTTTCCAAACGCCGCTTCTTTTCACGTTTAATCAATTCTTGTTCTCGTTCCTGCTGGGCTGCGGTTTGCGCATCAAGCTCAGCAGCACGCTTTTCGTTCGCCAGCCGCGTCTTTTCATTGGCGGCTTCCAGGCGTTTATTGGAGGCATCGAGATCTGCTTGACGTTTGTCAGCAGCAACCCTCCGCTCTTCCTCGGCCTTTTTCTCCTCATCAGTTTTCTGAGGAGGTGGTGGCGGGGCGCTCGGTTTTGAAAATATGCACATAGATATGCCTTACGATATTCAAGGAAAAAACACTACGCACAAGCCTACCGCTTGCGCTGCATGACGCCGCCCCTGGCCTGGGCCACAGGTTTTCGTTTGAAAACATTATATTGACCACGGCCATTGACGGGTTCCTGTGCCTTGCCTCCCATGGTCAGCGCCCTGCCTTCGCCGCCGCCAAGCATGAGATACTGGAAAGCATCGTGGACATGAGAGAAACGGTTCTTTTCCGGGCTTTCCGTGAACCTCTCGCCCGTCACCTGAAGCCGCCGGTAGTGATAACCGCCCTCGAACCCTGCGACCAGAACCTTGCAGGAAGGATCGACCAGCAGCCCGGCACGGCCCTCGACCATGCGGACCAGCGACGAATTGACACTCTCGATCCGCAAGGCGACATCGTTGGTGCCTGTGGGGTAGGCCTTGATCTTATTGCGGCGCAGGATCTCGAACGGCGTTGTCTCGTCAGTCTGGGCCCGCTGATCACCGGCAGGGTCGCCATAGACCTTGTAGTTCAACGGTGACGCCGCGGCTTCGTTTAGATCAGCCATCTGCTCATGCAGCAGGCCGGAAAAGCGCACCATGCCCATATCGACGGCGACGATCTCACGCAGCACATGCCAGCGTCCCATCTGCCGCTGCGCGAAGACGGCAGCCGGCGTCAGGCCAAAGTCAATGCCGACATAAACATCTGTCTGCAATACGTTAATGGGTTCCTTGGCAACATGGGTATCGCGGGAGAACTGGTTGTAAACGGGCTTGCCCTCGACCAGGGTGCCCATCCTGTTCATCACATAGACATCGATCCAGCTCTTGGTCTTGCCCTGGATCATCTTGGGGTAATAACCCTCGACATGATACATGGCGTTCTCGGCGTCGGGGTTCAGGTCATAAGAAACAACCAGGCCCTCCGCGTCCTTCTCCTCTACCATTCCTGCTGGCTGGGTATAGAAAGTCCAGTCATCAGGACGCTTCAGGGTCATGGCTTCTTCATGCCCCATCCATTCAGGCATCGGTGCGGAGCCGGACATGATCGGCCACCAGTGATCCTCCGGCGGCGGGTTGGTATCGCAGAACATCCCATACCATGAGGGGCCACCGCCGATCATTGGGGGAAATCTGCCAAGTCTCATTGTTATTGCGTCTATAATTGATTTCGGGATTTCGCGGGCTTCGTTGACCCAGGCCCCGGTCAGCTCGAGGGACAGCAGTTTCTTCACATCATCAGGCCTGTCGAGGGCTAAAAATATAATCTCGGCATCAATGTCACCGACTTTGATGTGATGGGTATAGGGCGGCGACCAGTTGAACTTGCCCCACTTATCCTCGGGAAACCATTCCAGCCATGTCTTGATGGTCGTTGTCTTCAGCTGGGGATTGGTATTCCTGATCACGGCCCAGCGGGTGCGGCGGACGCCCTCGGTATCGGCTGTCTGCTGGGAGGCCAGCATCATGATCTTGATACAGGAGCCGACGGATTTACCGGAGCCTACAGGGCCCTGCAAGCCTGAAAAATATGACAGGTCGCGGATGTAGGTCCGCAGCACTTCGCCGTCAGGTTTGTAGTTAAGCTCTGCCATGGGGCTCGATCAGGGCACGAGCAAGGTCTGCAAGGCCCATGTAATAATCCTGTATCTCCTGTACGCGCCTGGACAGGGGCAGCGCGGCGACTTCACCCTTCACCTCCTGGGAATACTTGTAGAAACTCTCGGCTATCTGTTGGCGGGTATAGGCTATGACGGCCTCTTGGGCTGGAACTCAAGATGGATATGATCGGCTTCAAGCACGACATCGAACTCATCAGTGAGGGCTTCCTTGAGAGCGGCGGTCAGACCGGCCCAGTTCTCAGGAGAGACGTTGCGGGTACGCAGATCCGCAGCAGCGCCGTCATAGTGCAGGGAGGTTTCGGAATGACGGCTGTCTACAACGGATGTCACGGTCATGGAGTTTGTAGCCCAGTCCCGATAGACATCGTCGCAGACCATCAGGCCAGCCAGCAACTCAGTACGGATACCGCGGATTTTAACGTCAGCCTTGAATTTCAAAGTCCTGCCCCTGCCGCCGCCATTGTAACAGGCACCAGCCAAGAAATAGCTGCCAGCCGTCAAGTGTCAGACGAGTGTGGAAGCCACACCAATAACTGAACCAGTGGAACTCTAGTGCTATCATGTTGGAAATAAATCCCTATCTACGGCAATCTTAACCATGCGTTCGGCAATTTCAGGACCGATTGCCTCGATGATCCTGTCAGCTTCGTGATCGGTCATCAGATTCTCAGGATAGTTCTTCATGTGAACTTTCCTCACTACCCTGCGTAAGCGCAGCAAATCTTGATGTTTCA